GGCAGACACCCTGACCGCCAACTCACGCGCTGAAGAGAAAGCAAAGCGTGAAGCTGTAGCTAAGGTACACGGCGAGGTCGTGGCTAACGCTCTTTCAGGCGAAGCGCTGGATGCGATGTTTAAAACAATCGGTGAATCCGCACCGCTGGGCACCAACTCTGCGCAACAGCAGAAAGAAACCGGTGCGCCGAACCCTGACGAATATTTCAAATAAGGAGCCGGACTAATGGCACGTTATCGTCGCGTTAATATCGACGGTCAGTCTCTGTACAAGACCGAAACCCGTCTTACGGCCGCCGCACTGCTTCCTGGCACCGCCGCAACCATCAACTCATCCGGTAAGTTTGCTCAGGCAACTGCGCTGGCAGGTCGTCTGTACATCATCGATGTCGGTTACCACCAGGGCCTGACCATTACCGAAGCAATCCCGTCCGGTGATTCTGCAGTCGGCAACTATGTCGAGGAAGGTCGAGAGCTGGCCCTGCGCTGCCTGCCTGGCGCGTACAAGAAAGACAGCCCTATCAAACTGGGCACCGCTGGTCAGTTTACCCTGGCAACATCCGACACTGATTCCGTGATCGGCTACAGCCAGGATGAACACACCATCGCTGCCAGCACGACCGATTATATTCGCGTGCGTATGCGCGTTGGCACCGTCGCCGCCGCTAGCGCTTAACAAAAGGAACAACGCACATGTATTTCTCTAAAGACACTCTGGCGGCAAATTCCCGCCTCGGCGGCCACTGGAATGAGCTGTGGGCCAACCGCAACATGTGGAACCTCCAGAACGATTCCATCATTGCTGCTAACCGCGCAATCATGACTCCGGACATGCTGGCCTGTAATGCAGTGGGTGGTTTCACCCGTGACTTCTGGGCTGAGATTGACCGCCAGGTGCTACAGCTGCGTGACCAGGAAATCGGCATGGAGATCGTGAACGACCTGATCGGCGTTCAGACTGTTCTCCCGGTCGGTAAAACTGCCAAACTGTACAATGTGATCGGTGATATCGCTGATGACGTGTCAGTTAGCATCGACGGTCAGGCGCCTTTCTCCTTTGACCACACCGACTACGGCACCGACGGCGACCCGATCCCGGTATTCACCGCGGGTTATGGCGTCAACTGGCGTCACGCCGCTGGCCTGAACTCTGTAGGCATTGACCTGGTGCTGGATTCGCAGATGGCGAAGATGCGCAAGTTCAACCAGAAGCGAGTTAACTACTATCTGAACGGTGATTCTCACATTCAGGTGCAATCCTACCCGGCCCAGGGCATTAAAAACCACCGCAACACTCAGAAAATCAACCTGGGTTCCGGAGCAGGTGGTGCAAACATCGATCTTACCACCGCGACCATGACCGAGCTCTTTGCCTTCTTTGGCAAGGGCGCATTCGGCACCATGGCCCGCAATAACAAAGTGGTTCAGTACGATGTGATGTGGGTTTCCCCTGAAATCTGGGCGAACATGGCGCAGCCGTATGTGGTTAATGGTGTGGTGAGCGGTAACGTTCTGAATGCTGTCCTGCCATTCGCTCCGGTGAAAGAGATCCGCATGACCTATGCCTTAACCGGTAACGAGTTCATTGCGTACGTACGTCGTCGCGATGTGATTTC